AGAATGATGTTATACCAGTAAAGAATATAACATCCTGAGACTTATCAATACGTCTATCAAGTGTTGTTGTTACAGATGTTCCAGCGATTGGTGATTGTAGATAATTATCGATTGCAACTAATACTCTTGTATTTGCATTCTTAGATGTGAATGAATGTGATGTTCCAATACCTACGTGTGTTAAATCTAACGGGACAGCCACCTCTTTTAATGCGTCTTGAGCACTTCTTGCTAATTGAATTTTATCTTCACCTTTCTTGATTATGAATAGAGATGATGGTAATAAGGTTGTTGTAATTCCAAGAGCTGGAAATTCAGTAGATGCAATTTGTATGGCAGATGATACACCAGTTCTTCTATCTGTGTGTGCATATGATACCTCTTCACCAGATACAAAGAAATGGTTTGGAAGGGTGATTGTATTTGCAGTTACATTTACAACTTCAGATGTTGATCCATCATATGGTTTTTTAAATATTGGATCTCCATTATGCTCTAAGGCAAATTTTGTTTTTATCGCTGACTGTGTACCCTCATAATTAGCAAATGCACTTTCTAATGAAGCGTTATTTAAATCTTTTAAAGCTTCTCCACCAACATCTCTTGTTGCACCTGATGGTAACAACTCTGTATTTTCCTCAACTCTTAGAGAATTAAGAAATGTTGTGATAGAAACTCCAATACCTGCATTTGGTACAAATGTTATTTCAGTAACATTATCTGATGTTCTTCTGCCACTTATAGTTCCAAGGCCGGCAAATGCTGTCCCTACCTTAACATTTCCAAATTCAGTTAGGTATACATTATCATCATCTGTATAATCATCAATTATTATTACCTCTGCTAATTCATAACTTCCATTTAATTTATCAGCAATCTGAACAATACAATAAGCAGCATCATAAGCATCTCCGTAGCTTGCAATACCTACTGCCACTGGTGTGGATGAAGAGGATATACCCGTGCTCTGTGCAGACATCTCTGCATATGCCATATCATATGATCCGATTCCAATATATCCCTCTGTTGCAATACCGATCGCGGTTGCGTTAATAAATGCAGTTGTCAATCCAGCGTCTGGAGTGTACCTTACAACAAGGTCATTACCAACCATTAATGGGAAAAATGTTCCTATGTTACCAGTTGATGAGTATGCGTCTGACGAATGAATTGTTAATTGACCGTACTCTTGGAATCCAACATTTGTTCCATCATGTATAACACTTACTTGATCATACTCAACACTTCCATCACTTCCCTCTACACTTACAAATAGTTTTGCAGATCTATGTCCAGAAACTGTTGTTCCTATACCAGCAAGTGTAAACACTGTACCTGCTGCACCACCTGCAACTGAGACACATGTTGACTGGATACTAACAAGTGATCCGTTCAATCCCTCAGATGCAGATGGATCAAAAGGCTCAGCAGGTATTGATGTGGTTGCGGTTGCAACGTTAGTAGTGGTAACACCTAATTGATTCGTATCAATCTGATATGACCATAACACAACGTTATAATCATTGATCGTAAATTTATTTGGGAAGAATCTTAAAACAGATTCGACACCATCAATAACAAAATCAAATGATCCCAAGTCTAAGGTGGTTTCAACTGAACCATACTGATTCATCATTGTTAATCCACGACCAGTATCATGCAAAGTATTGATTATCGATATCTGTCTTTCGCCAGTGAACAATCTATCTTGAATATAAGCTACAAAGAATTGAGTTCTACCATCAGATAACCTATTTCTATAAACATCGGCAAAAGGAGTGGATCTTGCGTTATTATTGAACAAGTTACTAAAATCATCGATCGTGACAACTCTATTAGATACTGATTCAGAAAAATCAGTTAATATTCTTGATTTGAAATTTAACTCATCAGAAAATGGTCTTACAAATCCCTCAACATAATTTTCTGCAACTAAATCAAAATCATGGAATGACTGTAAATTTTCTACACTTATTAAATCTACTAATTTAGTGACGACACTATCAGGTCTAACAACTAAATCATCAAACCTCTCAATTGGTAGTTGAGACTCAACTTGGAAATTAGCAAACTTCTTAAATCCAGCTGTGTGATTTAAAGTGCCAACTATGTCTTTCCATTCATCAAATTGAACTCTTGATTTAACAGAGTAAGAAAATGCATGGTAATAATCATTATCATGAACACGTTGAATTTCATCATTTAAGAATCCAGTTCTTCTCTGCCAACCATTTTCAAATATACAGAAATGATCTAAATTATATTTCGATTCAAATTTAATTTTTTCCTTTATTATACCTTTTGCACCAGTAGGAGCTGTATATTCATTATCACCAATTCTTTCTCCCCTAAATTTTGTTTGTTCAATTGTTTGTCCAATTTCAAATTCTCGATTACTTTCAATCGTAAGATATTTACTTGAATTATTCCATCCAGAAACTGCACCTTTAACAACAGTTCCAGAACTATCGATCATTTGAATATCGTCACCAATTCTAAAATCAGTTGGTTGTAATTTAATATTAAATTGAGGGAAATATTTTTCAGGGACTAATGTAGCATCCGATTTTACTGCGTTGAATATTCCGGGAAACTCAACATTTTTTTGTAAAAATTCTGCCATACTGTAAGTCACAATTCCAACACCACCGTAGTTTGGATGAACTTTAGTTAAAGTAAATAACGCATAGTCATAATCTGAGGAATTGTAACCAGAGGCTGTCGATCCCACTCCAACACTCACATTTTCAACAAGAACTTTGTCGCCAACACTAAATGGAAATGGATCAATATATTCACCAATTGCATTTAAAGTACCACTAAAAGAATTTTTCATGGTGACAGTTACTTCTTGAGTGGAGTTGTCATATGTAACATTCTTTGCCCTTATACCGTTAGGATTTCCTATCGGTATTATGGTAGGAGTTGAATCATTTAAAGATTCTGTATTTTCTAAAATTTCTACAATTTCTTCTTCAGGATTATATCTAAGATCAATATCAGTGATAGGTTTTTTAGTTACACCATCTAATACAACTAAACTTGGATTTTGATTATAACCTTTTCCAAAAGATGAGATACCAATTGACTTGAATCCACTTAGTGGTGTTATTCTTAACACTTGTGGATATAAGGCCTCAGGTCTTAAAGTTTTATCACTAGGATAATCAAATCCAATATTTTCTATGCTAATTTTAGTTGGTTTACCAATCGTTGATGAGAAGGACTCAATAACAGCTCCACTTCCAATATCAGATATGATAGTTGTAATTCCCGGTACAACTTCATAACCACCACCGGGTTCGGTGATCGTTATTTGATCAATAGATCCATAAGCACTTGTTGATATTGTAGAGTATCGAAGAGTTGATGTTGATGCTGAATATGTGTCAAATTCAGGTTCGACAGGCAGGTCATATTGAAATGTTGTTGATCCAGTAGAGATTATATTAAATTCACCACTATAACCACTTTCTTTTACAATTATGTTATTGTGATTTATTACTTCCTTATCATCCACTATTTCCTTATTTTCAGTTAAGTTATCAGAAACATTAACAGGTGATAATTTATAGTAAAGATTTTTTGGAGTATTTTCATTAACTTTTAAAGTTACTTTAGCATCACCAGTTACTCCTATTGTGCCAGTTCTTGAAATATCAAATGTAACATCTGCGCCACTTGTTTCATACCTCACATTATAATTGCTGTCTTTGAATAAATCAAAATAAAATGCTGGATATGATGTGGCACTTATAGTATATGATAATGACGAGTCACTTAAATCAAATATTGCATTTGAGTTTTTAACAAATTCAAATGAAGGATTAATTGGTGATATTGTACCATCTCCTGTTGATGTTATTCCCACAAATTCAGGAAAATCTTTAATAATTTGATAACTTGTTTCAGAAAATTTTAAAGTGTTTTCATCAACAACAAATACAAAATATTCTCTGTTATTTTCTAAACCTAATGGACTATCTGATGTGTGAATTATTTTATCACCTGTTTTTAATTTGTGATCATTTATTGTTATTGAATTTCTTATACCACCATTAGACGCATTTGTTGTAATTCCTGAAGCCACATAATCTAAGGGATTAAACACAGCCTTACGACGGACTTTATTATACTTTACAGTGATAGTTGTTGTGATACCGGGATTAACATTCATGTAAACAGTATCATTGTTTGTTAAACCATGAGTACCTGTTCCAACAACATTTACAACATTTCTTGTTATGTTTCCTGAGATAATGTCACGATTTTTTAATCTTAAACTATGAATTGAACCAATACCAACATCTAAAAATTGTATCTCTTCAAAGACGGGTTGAGTGCCAGTTAATCCCAAACCAAATCTTACACCAGTAGATCCTAATCCAACTTTTACAGTTGATAATCCAATTAAATCATCTGTTTTTCTAATAACAAATAAAGATGTTCCAATACCTACAGTTGTATCAACAGTTGGAGTTGCACTAAAGAATTTTACTTTAGGAGCAGACTCTGAACCATTGACTCCGTTCAATTCATAATTTACAATATCACCAGTTTGTAAAGTATGATTTGGTAAGAATATAGATCCTCTAGGAACTATTCTAGTTGTGTCACCTGCTCCGGGATTGTTTATTGTAATAGTATTTCCTATTCCAGTCTCATTTGCTGGATTAGCATGAGATGTTCCAATTGCGTCATGAGGATTAAAATATATTTCTATGTCTTCTCTTGATGGAAACTCAACACTTTCTTTATTGTCAGGACTTCTTGCAAGAGTGCTTTCAAAAGTAAATACTCTTGGAATTTCCTCAAGTATGGTTGATTGTGTATGCGATACTCCCACAGCCTCAACAGGTCTTAAAACTCTAAGTCTGTTTGATATGGGATCAACATCTAATACCTTTACGATCTCTGTTGATAATCCAACTTTAAATCTATCATTTGTTCGTATCTGACTTATATCACCACGTATTGGAAAGAAAGTAACGATACCAGTTGCACCTGCAGTACCAATACCCTGAGTTAGAATAAGTCTTGTTGATGATACTCCTATTTGATACGCATCAGCTAAATCTTGCACACTTGATGATAAACCACTGACATTTACAGTCACTGCATTTTGTAAATTTATAGATGTTGATGCAATACCTACAAAAGTATCTCCAAATTGATTATAAAATTTAACTCCTGATACAGACTCTTTTGATACACTAACATTTGATACTGATCCTGATAATCTTGCAACTTTAGCCCTTGCTTTGAAGAAATTACCTACGTTTGGATCAAAAACTACTTTATCATTTACTTTGTAGTTGATACCTCCAGAGGTAATGCCAACAGAATTTACTCCACCTTTTGTAACAAAATCAATATTGGAATCTTGATCTATAAATTTGTAAGATTCTGTAAAATAATCGTATCCACTAAAATCTTTATTAACTGCTATTGGATAAGTATTTCTAATCGCATTTGATTCGTTGATATCAAAATTTTCTTGATTTGAAACTCTACTAAAATTAAATTTATTTGGTTTAGAATTGTATTTGTTACCAATTAAATATGGGAACTTTGGTTTTTTGAAATTTTTAAAAATGCCATCTGATGCAGGGGTAGAATCAAAAGTGGCAAAATATGCATATGTTCCTTTTGGATATTCTGGAGTTACACAAAATCTACCATTATTCTCATCAAGCACTGAATCATCATTTGATACTTTGTAAGTAAAATCCTCTACAAAAAATTCAGCTGGGAAAGAGTTAAATGGAGGTCGATTGTCTTTTTTACTACTCTCATCAATATATCCAGATTTCATCTGAACTACATCACCACCATCCCTTCTTGAGTATCCATAAGGCCCATAAATCGGATTACCATCATATGCCCATCCCAAAATTGGTGAGTGTTGATCACTATTATTCTCAATTCCGTTTATTATAGTTAAATCTTTTTTACCAAACAAAACATTCCCATCAGCATCAGACGCATAAGATATTCTTCTTAAATTTCTTGGTGCATAAGTGTATGAACATTGAAGTCCAAATAAACGATTTGTGGGTTCGCTAATGAATACGTCATCATCATTTAAATTTGTTAAATTTTTTCTAAAATTATTGACTCTCCATTTTTGTACAGAGGGTTCAAAAGATGCATTTTTTCCTGATGAGTCAACTCTGACTGTGGTGGTTGTAACACCATAACCTATTCCACTACTTTCAATATTAACGGATGTGATATTTCCGTTTGAATTTAAAACCGGAGTTAGTTTTGCATCTGAACCAATTCCTAATACCACTAAATCTGGTGGTGAGTTGTAGTCAGTTCCACCATAACTAACACTTACATCAACAATTCTTCCATTTGCAACAACTGGTGTAATAACTGCATCTCTACCAGTATTGAGATTAATTTCTGGAACTCTATTAAAATTAATTATTTCAGAGGCACCATATCCAACACCCGTGTTTGTTAATTGTAACGACGTGATTTCTCCCCTGAAAATTGGTTGCAGAGAAGCCTCAAATGTATTTCCGGATATTGAAGATACGCCAACTCTTCCTATAACTTCAACTGATATTGGAGGATAGTTAAAAGTATGAGTTCCTACCCCAACATTTCTTAATTCATTAAATTGTCCAGTGTTAATATAGAAAGAACTTATAGTTGTTCCAACACCAACTGCTGCCAATTTAAATTGATCTTTATTTACAACTGAAACATAGTATTGTTTATCGGTTGATAAACCATCAATAGCAGTACCATCAACTGAATAATTTACAATCTCTCCATTTTTATAATCATGATCTGGTATATTGATAATATTCAATGCAGTGCTTATTCCAGTTGATTCGCAAGATCTTTGTTTATTTTCATAACCAGATCCACTGTCTAAAACAACTACTGAACTTACAACTGATTTACCATTTAACGATTTAAATGATTGAACCCCACTACCAAAAGCTGTAAACGATATTGTATTAACACCAGCGATTGCTTCCTCATAACTCTTGTGCAACTGAACAGTATACTCTGATACAGAAGACACATAGTAAGTTGCTTGTGTTGTTAGTCCTACAATCGGAACGCTCCCCAGAGGGTCATATACGACTCTCTCACCCTGCCTAAATCGGTGATAGGTAGTAAATCCTATAGAAGATGTATTAATACCTGCAGCGTCTAATTTTATAGTTCCAAGACCTACACCATCACCATTGATAAGTAATTCATGTTGAATTCTATTTAACTTTGCAACTGCTTTTGCACCCTTTCCATTACCTCCAGTAATTTTTATTATTGGTTCATCTACGTAATCAAAACCAGAATCAATAATTTTTATTCCTTTCAGCGAACCAATGACAGCAGCGACAGCTGTTGCTCCACTTCCTACAGAATCGTTTATCTCTACAATTGGTGGATTTATGATATCATAATCTTCACCACTCTTTACTACATTTATATTTTCTAATATACCGTGATATACAAAATCTTTTGATTTATAATTTAATACTTCAACTCCATCAACTAATATTCCTGTATATCCGGGGTTTGTGATTTCTTTTTGTGAAACGTTTACTGGTAATGAAACTTCTCTAATTAATTTTTGAGGTTCAATAGTTTTTGAATTAAATTCATATTTTTCGATGTCATTCGATGCAATAGTTACACTATCAACACCACCATCTGGATTTACCTTTGTAAATATACCACCATAGATATCTGATTGACTTTTTGCTAATTTTACTTTATTTGCATCAACTCTCTTAACATAATAAAGACCTTCTGCAAATAATCTACTTATAATATACTCTTGAGTAATAACTTTACCCTCAGAGTCAACGGTATTAACTGAGCCTTTTTGAGGTGTATAGTAAACAGCATCACCTGTAAAATAATTATGATCAACTTGATCAGATATTTTTATCTCTTCATCATTTCTATTATATGTTCCACCAAAAGTAAATTTTTGAGTTTTTGGATTTAATTTTGTAACACCAGTAAAAGGAAGTGATGAAGATGCAACATAAACTTTATTTTGTCCCTCTATCGGAGTAATAGTTTCATGAAAACCTGAAATATGTTTTTCTCCCACCATTTGAGTTCCTTTCGTGGGATGTTCATGTGATGGGCCATAATATGGCTCTCCATTTACTAATCCACCATCTGGTTTAAGATAAATGTTTTGAATATTAGCTGTAAATTTGTTTAAATTTGCATGAATATCAGAATCTACTTTTGAAATTCTTCTACTTACTTTTGTAATTTTTGTAGGATCATTTATACCACTTCCTTTTATTAAACAAGTATTGTTATCAAAAACATCTGTAACAACATATATTTTGTTTGACACAGGTTCAAATAATGAGGTAAATTTTTCACCCCATTGAATTCCCTCAGCTAAAGTTTCATGAGTTGTAACTTTATCACCAATTCTGAGAACATTTGTGTCTTGAGTCACTAATTTATATGTGTTATTCGCGCTATCAATTATTTCAAGTGATTTTACAACGTAACTTTGGGATGTATTAAATAACCAATTATTTTCTTTTACATTTTTCCCGATTTGCCCTAAGTTTTTTATCTTTATTTTTGATCCTATTTTTTGATTATCAACATTAGGAGGAATAATCAAATTATTTAAAACACCACGAATTTTTATTTGAATACTTTGATTACCGTCATCATCAAATGCATATGCAGTTGTGTTTTGGTCGATGGATGTATTATCAGCAATGGATGTTACTATTCCGGTCGTATTAATTCCTAAAAACTGATTAATTGTTTTATCTGAGTATGTGCAAACACCTGTTGCTCCATTTTCATATAAAAATGTTAAAGTTCCAGAGTTTGGGAATCCTAAAGTCGAATCTACGTCAATATATGTTTGAGCAACTCCAACTTGACCTATGATTTTTGTTTTTGGATGAATTGAAAAATCACCATAAGTTAAACTTGTTGATCCATCGGGAAAAGATTGTCCTAAATCAAGACTTACCTTATAAAATGAGTTAGTGTTGATTCCAACAGATATTTTTTCGACTGCTCCAACCGCTGCGTAAGCTTTTGATATGTTTTCAAACTCATTTTGATATAAAGTACGGTTAATAAGATTTTCTGGATCACCCACATACGGTTCAACTATAAAATCTTTTGTTTTTTTGTAAATTGCATTAGATGATGATATAACGTCATCAATCGGACGAATTACATCAACTTTTTCTGCATATAGAGCTCCAAACAATATATTAAATGATTCATCCGTGCCTCTAGTAGAATAAAAGTCTTTAGATTGACGTATAAATTGTGGTTTATTGATTTTTTCGTTTAAATCTTTTTGAAAACCAAATAAAAATTGATTTTTTGTCTTTTTTAAAAATTCATCAAGAAATAATACACTTAAATTTTCAACTCTAGTATTATTTTCGTGATTTTGTGCAATTGATGAAGAAAAAACAAGGTTTTCTGGATCATCAGGGTTACGGAATGATGTGATTCCACTAAAACCTCTTTTACAATTGACAAAACTTATATCTGTTTTAGTTTCATATGTTATAATTTCATCATTTATCTTTATAAGACCATAATTATCGGGAAATCCAGTTGTATTTGATACAAATATTGTAGAGGTTGATATTCCAGCAGCAGCAGTCGTGTTTGTTGATTTTATTAAACTTCCACATTCACTTAATTTCACATATGAGTCAATATTTTGAATTAAATCAGCTGGCCCTCCTTTATATTCTTGGCCCTGATAATATTGTGATAGGAATTCTCCAACCAAAGGAAAATCCTCTTGTACATAAGAGGGTAATTGGTTTTTGACTATCTGATTTAACTGGACTCTTTTTTCGGGCATGTTTTATCTTATGATGCTGCCATTTTTGTAACTTGTTGTTACAGTATATGTTGATCCTGATGGATCAGTACCTGAACTGATTTCATCAACGACCATATCTACAAAACTGTTATCTAATTGCAAGTAAAGATCTTGTAATCCAATAATATCATTTGACTCAGGTGTAGCTGATATCTCCATAATTTGAACGTTGTCTTTTGTTTTACCTGATACTATATTTATGGGGTCTAAAGTGATACGTCCTGTCTTATAATTGATAATTCCAATGTTTCTTCTTTGAATAACTGGAGTTGAAGATCCTTCATTCAGAGAAAATAATGATATCTGACCTTTTTCTGCTGTTGAGTCTGGGACATCATACAAATAAACATCTGTATTAATGTTTAAAACACGAAAAGCACTTGTACGAATGTTGAATCCATTCATTGACCTCACATGAAACTCATTTCCAAAATCAATTGCATATTCAGCAACCTCAGAGGTGGCTAATCTTAAATCTCTCCTCATCTCAACAGTGGTTATATTAGATGTAACAGACTCATGACTTGAATCAATGACTTTTAAGAAACGACTATATTTAAATCTTGCTCCATATTTGTTTAATTCTGAAGATTCTGCGTATGCAGTTAAATCTCTCTGTACTTTTGTTGAAACAAATGATGCACTTGGTGCTAAGTTTGTATTGTAATACACTTTACTATTTGTCTCAATAAACAAATACTTTAAATCTAATATTTCTGGGACAATTCCAGCTACAGAATATCTTCTTAGGTCTCTTTTAATATTTTCTTTGATTAAATTTGGCACAAAATCGCCATTCCTTGGTTTTATGCTTATAAAAACTTTTCCATACTGGGGTGGAACGAGTTCCTCTCCCCCAAATACTGAAATTGACTCAGTTTCTGGATAAATTTTATTTGGGATAAGCACTTCAAAGTCATTTGCACTCAAAGCTCTATTTTGAGTTGCATAAAGTTGTGGTGCATATTTACGAATTGAGTCAATACTTTCAATACTCTCACCACCACTCGATGGTAATGAAGATGAAATTAAAGAAATTCCATTTGTAACAAATATTTCAACTGAATTTCTTACATATGAGACACTTCCTGAGAAAGTAAAACTATTGACACCATTTCCATCAGATCCATTTGTAACAATATATGTCATTTCCACGATATTTCCATCTTCAAGTGCTTTTCCAAACACTCCATCACCAAAAATGACTTCATATTGCTCACCTTCGGATTCTTGAATGAAATAAATGTTAGAATTTTCGTTAATTACTGATTTTGTCACTGTATCAAACAGTTCATCTTGTCTTGAATACTTTGTTGATACGGAAGAATCGATAGAAGGACGTACAGTAACGACTAAACTGTCCAAATCTATGCCATTATTTGGTAAAATAAATTTTTGAAATGGGTTTCGAGTTGAGTATACGTAAGATTGACTTAAATATGATCCTTCATAAACTTCAATATTATCAAAAGTTGCAATTCCGTCAATAACTGATACAGTTATGTCCTCTGGAATTCCAAAAACGAATGATTGTCCGTTAAATCGACCCCCAGTGGTTGCTACAGGCCCTGCTTTGAGAGTTAAATTTGCTGGTGTTGGTGAAACAGAAGAAATATCTACAAAAAAAGTGATTGATGCTCTTGAAGATTTCTTTGATCGAGGTATATAACCAATATTTCTTGCTAATGAAACGACATTTTCGCGCAAAGTTGCTGAATCGATGAAAACTTCATTCGATATCATGTTTGCATTATAAGAAGTAATGTAAGTATTATAGGCTAATACGTCTAAAATAGTCGAAAGATTAGATCCTTCAAAATCATAGTCAGTAAAATCTGAATTACTTTGAATGTAATCTTTTAATGATTGTTTTATCTGGTCAAAATCCAGATTTGTAAAGTTTATGAGTGACATTTATCGAGTTGGCAATAGCACGAATTCTAATTCTTGGGGTGGTACGTCAATTCCCGTGACTTCATATTGAATAATCACGTTCATTTCGTTATCATCAATATTTGGATTAACCGAAACGTTTAATAAATTCACTCTTGGTTCAAAATTTATAATTGAACTTCTAATTTCATCCTCAATTGCAAGCGCAGATACATCATCTACATTCTCAAAAAGCGATTCTGAGATTCGAGAACCGAAATCTGGGTTAAAAAACTTCTCTCCGGGTTGTGTAAATACGATATTTTTCAATGAACGAGCAATTGCACTCGTATTTTTAAGCCCAATGAGATCGTCATTTAAGGGATTAGTCTTAAATGACATACTTAAGTCCTTAAATTTTCGACTCGCTCGCTCTTGAGGCATCTAAGTATAGTTGATCTAACTTATTTATACCTAAAAATTTGGTATATCGTCAGGTTGTGCCTTTTCTTTCGCTGTTTTCCAGAAATAATTCTCATCATTGCCTAGGCCGTCACGATCATGACCGTTTTCGACCTGATAGTATACTGTTGAAACCTTAAAATCAGGGTTTTTCGGGTTCGCAGGAGTCAAACTGTTGTCAAAGATGCGTGTTCTGTTGTTCGGATACAAACAAAACTGCCCATTATCAAGTTCAATCAGGTTATGAGACTTGTGTTCAGCTGGTTGTTCGCTTGTTGAGTAGTCAATTGCATCAGGATCTTGATGATAATTGTCAATTGTACAGATATAAGTGCCCGTCTGCGTTCCATAGTCTCTTGTATAGACC